TCCTATATCCATTTCCGCTTCCTGAAGTTGTTTCCATTATATGAGAACCCAAAGGATTTCTATATAAACCTACCCAAACAGTATCACCACCCATAATATGAGCAGTTACAGATTTTTCATAAACATACTGAGTTGATATACTTCCGTCAGCCATTGTAAAACTTCCAGACTGAGTAACTGCAACGCCACCAGGTCCCCAAGCTACCAATCTAGTAGCAACCGCACCAGAATACCCAGCGGCTTTTACCATTAATTTTATAATAGCTGTTCCGGGTGTAAGTCCACCGATCGCCGCGCAATGTTGATTGTATGTGTTCAATAAACTATAAGCATATCCTACACCACCACCATTACTATAATGCCAACCCATTATTTCACCTCATTTCATTAAATCCTATTTTTAAAGGGTTTTATATTTTTAAAGACATCAATTACATCATTAATTTCTTTTATATTTTTAGCATCTATTAATATATTACCATACATAATAATATTTTTATTTTCGTTATTACTGTTATTATTATTAACCATTGATTTAAACATTTTACCGCTACTTTCTAACATTCTTTTACTTTGATTATTAGTGTATATATTGCTATGTCTAGGAACATACATTATTTCTGGTCCTTTTTCACCTACCCATGCAAATCTACCTTCGGGATTATTTATAACCCCTTCAGCAAAACCTTTCATATTTCTTTTTTTTGGTTGTAATTCTGGGTCAATACTATCTATAAAAGATTTAATTGAGTCAGCCTTTTGTTTTGCCCAAGCGAAAAAACTACCTATTTCTTTAGTGGCACTCGTTACGGCGTCAATTATCGCCCCAACAGCGTCAACAATTTTTCCAAGTTCTTTGACCATACTTGAAGCGTCAAAATCTTTAACTTTTTTAATAAATTTTTCAATTTCATTTCTTAAATTTTTAATTTCGTCTTTTGTATCTTCTGACATACCCTTTACATTATTTAAACTTCCTTCTTTACCAGTCGCCAAATATTTCAATACTGGTAATACAGTATTATTAATATAATCCCTAATATTTTCAAGTTTCTTTCTTAATTCTGCTAATTCGCTCCTTAGATTTCCCGACGAATCTTTTACTTTTCCTAAACCTTCGCCGGTTGCTAAATATTGTAACGCTGGAACCAATGTGTCAACCACAAAATTTCTTATTTCTAGCATTTTATCTCTAAGTATTTTTAATCTATTATGTGTAATTAAAGAATTTTCACTTACTTTTCCTAATCCTTCACCACTTGCCAAAAATTGAAAAGCCGGGACTAATGAGGTATTAATAAAAAGTTGTATAGCTTCAAATATACCTTTTAAACTTCCAAAACGATCTATTAAATACCAAATACCAATACCAGCCATTACAGTAGTTAACAAAGCAAAAGCCGCACCTAACAAGCCAATAGGTATCAATAAAAATCCTAATCCAGTAACTAAAGTTGTAATCGCTGTTATAATTGTTCCAAAGGCTGTTATAACACCACCGAGCAAAAATACAAAACCACCAAATATAACAACCAATGGACCTATAGAAGCGGCTAACAAAGTAAAAACTGTAATTGCTATTTTTATTGGGGCTGATAAATTATTAAATTTTTGTACCAAATCAATTAAAAATGGAACAGCCTTTTCGGCTATAAAATCAAATAAAGGTTTTGTAGCATTTCCTAAAAGTTCCATGAAATTATCTTTTAATGTTGACAATCTACCTGATAATGTTTTACTACCTTCTTCCATACCTTTATAAAAACGACCGCCTTCACTTGTTGCGTCATTTAAAGCCTGTTCTACTTCTTTTATTGATATTTTACCTTTTGACATTCTATCTCTGACTTCGCTCATTGTCTCACCAGTCCGGGCAATTATTTGTTGCAAAGGATTCCACCCGGCATTTATAAACTGTAATAAATCCTGACCTTGGAGTTTTCCGTTGGCTGATACTTGACCCATTACTAAGTTTAAAGCCTTAAACCTTTCAGCATTACCAAGTGACACGTCCCCCAGTTTTGACATTATTGGTAAAACTTTTTCCTCTGTAACTCCAAAGGATAATAGTGTTTTCGTTGCGTCTGCTAAACCTGTAACCTCAAAAGGTGTTTCCGCTCCCATTTTCTTTAATTTTGCAGTCATATCAATTGCTTTTTCTTCACTGCCTAATAAAACTTTAAAAGAACTTTGTAGCCCTTCCATTGTCATATTAAACTTTAATCCAGCACCAACTAAACCTATTATAGGGACCGTTAAACCAGCAGTTAAACCAGCACCGACACGAGTAACTAAGCTTCCCATTCCTTTAATTTTTCCACCTAAGTTAGTAAATTGATTTCCTAGTCTGTTTATTGTTGTTAGCGTTTCATTGCCACCTCTGACATTAATATTAAAGAATAAATCAGCTAAATTCATTATTTCACCTCCTATAATTGCTTGACATTATCTATTTTTCTAACCATTGTTTTAATATGATGATTTCTAAAAGCTGTATTTCTAGGTTGTGCTATTACTTCGTAGGTATCACCCTGATAATTTATTCTATCTTTCAAATTAATTGTAAAATCAGGTGTGAAAAATTTCCACCTGGTTTCAATTGTATCTTTTCCGGCGGTTGTAATAATATTATCCTGACCACTTCCCATATATCCTAATATTTCAGATTCGGTATAAGTTGGAATAGGTATACCTTTACTATTCTTAGCTTCCCCAGTAAATTTAAATTTATCACAAGTTATATAAGGAATAGCCATTTCAAACCCTCCTCGTATAATTGAATAAATCGATTTTATATAAATATCTATATGAATTTAAAAATTTCATGATTGATAAAGCAAAACCTTGATAATCATCCTCATAAGTAATAGAATAATCGTCAATTTTTTCACTTTTTGCCCCTGGTGTTTTATTATTATCTAACTCAGACATTAAAAATTTCATCATTTTAGAAGCTGTTAATTTTAAAGGTTTTGGATAATCTAATTTTGTTAGATATACAACATTATCGGCTGTTTCTTCTTTAATTGTATCAATATCATTTAAAATTAAACTATTAGAATTTACAGTATCAATTGTAAATGATTGATTATTTCTTTTTGATCTATAAATTCTTATACTATCACCAGCTATTAAATCTTTATTTCCGATATCAGTAAATGTAATTTCATTTGTGGCATTTACAAAAGCAATTCCATTTGAAGAAAACCAATCATACCTTTTATCAATAAAATCATTATTACAGTAATCACATATTACTTGTTCTATTATTGGGATATTCATATCTATAAAAGAGTCCCAATCTGTACCAGTTATTTTTAATAAATTTTTTACTTCAGTCCTTGTAATTATCATAAATTAAATTTCACCTCTTCCATTTTTGCATGTTTTTTTAATTCTACTTTTTTCTTTATCCTTTGTTCTTCTGATATTTTTTCTTTTCTAGTTAAATTTGATTCTTCAACTTTTCTGACTTTATCTTGATAATATTTTTCAAAATCGCCTTTATATCCATTTTGTATATCAATTAACCATACTTTAAATACTCTTTCTTTTATTATTTCTTCCTGTTCTTTATTTATATTTTTCATACATTTTAAATAAAGTTTGAACCCATCTTTAAAGGATAGGTTCATTATATATTCAACATAATTAAAATCTTTATAATACATCATTATAGGCTCAATGTAATTTTCTTCAGAAAAATTATTTATTACAAAGTCAAATTGATAAATTAAATTATCGATTAAATCTGATATTGTTATTAGTTCTTTTCCTGGTTCGAATTTTTTTTTATATTCATATTTGGGTTTAATGATTCCAATGAATCCATTATACTTTTTGGGATTGCATTTTTTATAATATCAACTGTTAATCTAGCCTTTTCTTCATAACTTAATGTAGTTATGTCAATATCTAAAGTTGATTGTAAAATTTCGTCTATTTCGTCAATAGCTTCGTCAATTTGTTCACAAACATATAATATCAGGTCACCCATAATAAAAGCTGAATCTATACTTTGATTAAAATCTTTAATATCTTGATCTTTAAATTCTTTTTTTAATTCCCTTAAATAAATTCTTAATTTTAATTTTTTTATTAATCTAGAGATTAATATCATGTCTTTGCCTTTTAATTTAATTTCCATGTAATACACCCTTTCTATTGTTTTAATTAACTAGGAATTTCCTTCTGGATTACTAATGGCGGCGTTGTTGGTGTTAAATAACTATAAAATCCAGTATATGTCATTTCACTTACAACCTCGTCTTTTTCCTTAAATTCCAGGCTAATATTATCTATATTCAAAGCATTTAATATTTTTACTATGCAATAATCTCCGTCGGCTGTATAACCTTTAAAAGTTACATTGTCTAATACATCAGCGGCGGCGAAGCTTGTACTAAATGCAGTTTCTTTATATGTTCCGTCCTGATCTGTTCCATCAGTTACAGTAACATTAAGACCATAAGCAAAATTACTATAATTTAATTTAAGAAAATTAATCATCAATTTCGGAACAAATCTCTCGGTCCTTCTCATTCCTTTTGTTGGTCCCATTGCTCCGTCGTAAACAATTTCTTTTTTAGTCCATTCTATTTCTAGTTTTGAACCGCCCCTGGTAGCACCGATAAGAGCTGAACCGGCTTCTTCATAATCTTTGTATAGTTCGCCTTCTCCAAGTATAATATCATTTGCTTTTTCTGGTACTGCCGGATTAAATACATTTATACCCATTTAAAAATCAACTCCTTTACTTATGACGTATATTCCCTAAATTTAATGGGACATGTTAACCCAGAACCATATTTATAATGTCCTGTAAATTGTGTTTCATGTACTACTTCATCTTTACTTTCAAATGATAAAGAAATATTCCCATCATTTAAAACATTTTCTTGAATTATTTTAAACATTTTTCCGTCAGTCTTTTGCCCTACCAAAGTTATATTTTCTAAATAATCACTATCTGAGATTTCAAGATTTGGTGTAAATTCTTTGTAAGTTGTTTCGTTGGTATATCCAAAACCCGAACCGTTAACAGGAACTATTGACGAATCTGATTGATCTTGTATTAAATCCATGCTATCAATCAAAAATTCTAGAGCATCATCAGTTTCGTCGGGAACTTGAAAAGATAAACCTGTTACGGCTGACCAACTTGCGGTCCCTTCTTCTGTAAAATCACCTTTAGCAACTTTGAAATTTGTCCATACATCAGCGGTTAAATCTGTAGATTCAATATCATACCAAAAATAATTTGTTTCGGTTAAATATGCATCTTTATGAATTCTTAACTGTATACTATCAGTACCCAGAATCGTTTTCATTGCCGACGTTATATAAACACTAAAACCAATAAAATCGTCGTCGTCTGATACTTCACCATTATCAAAAACAGTCAAATCTAAACTTTTAACATTATGTATTCCGTTGGCTGTTTGCCCACTGGCTATTGAACATTTTGCCGATTGATCGCCGGTATTTATAATTGATGTTTCTGCGGCATAAGTACCGCCGGTATTACTCCAATCTGCACTTACCCAAGTATCATCAGATTCACAATCAGAGATAGTTTTTTTATTGAAATATTTTAAATATAAATTATTTAAAGTGATTCTACCAATTAACGTATCATATCTAACCAATGGAACTCCGTTACTATCCAAAGTTGGTCCATATGCACCGTCAAAAGCTAATTCTTTTATTGTTCTTTCTATATCAACCTTGCACCCATCACGAGTAACACCCAAAAGTAATTGACTAGGTGTTCCGTAATTAACATATACTTTAAACTCACCCAAAATTACATCATTAGCAACTGGGATTACTGGGTCAACTGCATTAATTGCCATTTATAAATCACTCCTTTCTTTTAATCGACCTGGACGATATATCTTTGATGATAATGTGATATATACGGTTCCGGGTCTGGTATATCGCTTTCAAAATCAATATAACATTTATAAAATCCTTCGGTCTCGTCTTGTGTACTATTATTTAATCCTATATAATCAACCTCGTCAACTGTTCTTCCATTTTTTACATCAATTCCCGCTTGTATTATATCACTATCGTCTGGCGTATCGTTCCAATAGTCAATCTCAAGAATCCAATCTTTTCTATGTCTAACCAAATAACTATTTGTATAAAATCTAAATACTACATTTGGATAAACTTTATTAGTTGTAGGGGATTTTTTATTATATACAGTTAAATCGGTTAAATTTTCAATTCTAGCCTTTATATATTCAACTAATTTATCTATCTCCATATTATTATGTCATCCCCCTTCTAAGGTTTGTAATAGCTATATGTTTTAATTGCGATTGATAATTAAAAGCGGCTGGTCTAACAAATGGATGTGCAGACATTTTAGAGGTCCCATATTCTTGATAAATATTATATTCAACATTATAATTTCCAACCTCTACTTTATTAGTTTTTACAAAATATTTATTATGAGATTTCATAAATCCAGTATCAACCGCCGCATGTTTATCTAATTTACTTTTTGCAAATTTACCAAGCTCATTTAATGTATTATCAATATTTCTTCTGAATGTACTATTAAATATTGCAAGTCTATTTGTTATTCTTACCACTTTTAATCATCCTTTATAACTTATTATACCATTGCTGAACCGTCACCAGCTACAACATTTCCATTTGCATCAAGTGGTTCCCACCAACAATGGAATACAATAGTTCCGGCGGTTGCCGCTTCGCCTGTTATTTCATATCCAACATCTACACTATTTACTATTTTATCTATAATACTCGAAAAATCAATTGCTACCTCGGTTGGCGTAGCATCTAACCATAATTCACCAGCTGCCAAGTCGTCAACATCTGTTGCGGCTATAAAATTAGCAGTATCAGATTCATGACCTAATGAAATATTAGAAGTATTTCCGGTTGTATCGTCACCCTCAACAGTTACAACCGGTAAAATTCTCAATCTTACAAGTCCTGTTACTGTTAAAAGTTCATGTGTTGCAACTGTATTATATGTTTCTTCTGATAAGTCAACAGTTACAGCCAAATAATTTTTAGTTCCATATAAAGTTAATGATTTGGTTAGTTCTTCAAGAAATCCTTTTTTAGTCAAAGCCATTTAAATTCCCTCCTTATACATTTTAATAAAATATAAACATTTTTGTCTATGTTCCTTTGTTAATGAACCTTTTAGTTTTCTTTGCCACTTTCTTAAAAGTGTCTCGGTTACTAAATTAGGTAATATTAAATTTTCCAGTTCTTTTTTAGTTCTTGCCACTTATTACACAACCTTTGTAACAAAATGTTTACATCTAACATGAAACAAGCCTTTTTTCTTAGCTTCCTCTAATTGATATAAAGTCAAAATTTTATTTTCATAAGGTATACATTTTTCACAAGGATTTTTACTTGTAGAAACTTTTACTTTTTCATTATCTTTTACAGTTTCTAAAACTGATAATCTAACTAACTCATTATTAAAATGAGTAGTAGCCATATTACTATATGTTTCAATATTCCATCTATCGCCGTTTTTTGCTGTAAATCCATGTATCCCCTTTTCGGCATATCTATCAATAATTTTTTGCTTTAAAATTGGGTCTTTTGTCGCTTTTAATAATGCAAGGGTTTTATTATATTCGTTCCTTGCTGGAATATACATATTATTCATACTTTTTGTATATTCTTTGATTAATTTCTTAGCTTCCTCACTATTTGTTATACTCTCATAATGAGACTCCACAACTTTTAATAATGAATGGTTGGTTAATTGTTTTCTAAATTGATATTTTTTTTCTTTTTTAAGGTTTTCTATCGCCGAATCTGAAACTCTGGCATAATATTTTATTATTTTTTCTAACATTTAACCAACCTTTCTATATATTATAATTTTTAAACTTTAAGCTTCGGCGTCTGCCACACAATGAACATATACAGCCGATACTTTGTCATTTGGAACAAAGCAATCATGTAATAGTCTAAAGCAATAAAAATTAGAATCATATTGATAAATATTTTCGGCTTTTACTACCTTTGGAACTTCATGCTTTTTAATTCCCAAAACATATCTTTCAGAAACAATTGCAAAATTAATTTTATAACTTCCACTTGCGGCGGTAAATGCACCGTCACCAGTTGAGGTCTCAAAATCAAAATCAGTATAAAAACGAGCCGCTGGAACTTTTTTAACCATCATTCCTTCATATGTTTCTATATTTCTTGATACATTAGTGTTTCCGCTTCCTACATCTCTAGTGTAATCAAATACACCAGACTCTTTCATTAATTTATGAACTGCACTACTAACGTACAATACACGCCCTTCTTCTGGAACTTCAGCATCAAACAAAGTTTTTATTGCTTCATCAATTGCGGCGATAACTGTATCATAAGTCAAATCAGCATTTACATCTATACCACAAGCAGAACAAACCGCTTCAAATCTATAAGCGTCTACTTCTGGGGCTACGTGCAACCTTTGAACGTCGCTACCTACACGCATTAATTCTAATCCTAATTCTACTTCATCAACTGCGTCAATCTGGTAATTTCGTCCTCTATCTTGGGAAAATGTATGACTATTCCAAGCCACTGCAATATCACCAGCGACATATCCAGATGTACGAGAATAACTTGATAATCCGTCAATTGTAGTACTTCTAATATATATAGTTTTATTGTCTACATCTGATTGTTTAAACGTTCCAGGTCTAGCATCTAAATTACTTGTGACACTAGCCATTTTGAAAGCACCTTCAAGCCTTTCATTATATTCTTTTATATAGCTTACAGGATATGAAAAACTATGAGCCATTTAAATTCACTCCTAACATTAAGTTATTATTTTTACATTTTTGTTTTTTCCGACTTGTTTTATAAGTCTTGGAAAATCAGGTCCATAAATATAAACTCCAACTTTGAAAAAACATCTATTTTTTGTAGCCCCAAACTTTGGCTTAAACATTTTTATCTCAACAGTTAATCTTTTATAATCTTCGCCTAGTCCTGATTTTAATTTTGTTTTTACTTCTCTTACTATTTTTTCTCTTTCGATAATAAACTTTTTACCATACAACGGAATTTCTTCACCTTTTTCATTTCTTTTATACTTTCCAGTTGGAATTAATAAACTAGAAGGTATATTTCCCAAATCAAAAAATTTGCAAACTCCACCTTGTATTCTTTCTTTGTCTGTTAATTCTGTAATATTAAGAATTTCACAAACTTTATCTTTTAATGATTTTACTTTTCTAGGTTTTTTTACAGTTTTCTTAGCTTCCTTAACTTCCTCATTATTTGTGTTTGTGTTTATGTTTTTAGCTTCATCAGCCATACGTTTACACCTCTTTCTTATTATTAACCTAAATATTCTTTAGCTTTAGCCGCCCAATCGATATTATTAAATTCTTCGCCATCATTATTATTAGAATTATTATTGGCACCTGGTAAATTATTTGTGCTTTGTCTAGTTTCAAACATATCAGAATAATCTTTTTTAAGACTTTCTAAAGTGTTGTCAAACCCTAACAAATTGTCATTTTCAACAGTTATTTTGTCAAGGTCTATTTCTTTCATCAAAAGCCTTGTATGTCTTGCCCCTGATTCCCTCAATTTTTGATCTAATAAATATCTTTTTGAAGTATTTGTGATTTCTTTGTTTTTAGCTTCAATTTCACTAGAATATTTTTCATTTAAGCTTTCATACTTTTCTTTATATTCTTTGCTTCCTTCAAGCATATTTTTAGTTTCATCAACCTGTTTTTGTAAAGTTTCGTTTTTTGCGGATTCTGCCTTATATTTATCGTTGATTTCGTTAAATCTTGATTTTGTAATAAAATTCTTTTCATCAATTGAATCATCTACTTTAATATCATTTTTGTAGTTTTCATCAGTCTTTAATTTTTCCAAGATTTTGTCATCAACTTTTATATATTTTGCCATTTTTATTCCTCCAATTTTTCCGAGTTTTTTCTCGACTTTTATTTCGCCTTTTTCCATGGGCTATCATGGTTTATTAATGTTAATTATAACATATAAAAAAACAACTGTATATTTAATAGTATCTACAGTCGTTTTTTTAATAATTTTATTTATTATTTATTTTTTTTAAACAGTGAGGGCATTTTTTAATATCAGGAACTTTTATTATTGCCGCTGGTAACAATAACCATCCCAAACCACACGTAAAAAATCCACAAATAATTAAAATCCACATATTTTTAATTCTTGATGGGGATTTTTCTATTAATGGATAATCAAAAGGTTTGCCGCAATGTTCGCAATTATACAACATTCTTAGCTTCCTCCTTTATTTTATTTATATCAATTCTTAAATGAGTAATTTTTTTTGGGTTATTTTTATCTAGTTTTAAGCAAACTAAATTTATTTTTTGCCCATTTTCGGCATATATTTTATTTAATGCTTTTATAGCCGGATTAAATACTTTCTGTTTTATATTTTTCATTTGATAACTATCAGGAATATCAAAAAAATTTCTTATATCTTCAAGTGTTCTTTTTCTCATGAAATTTGTTTTATTATTTTTAACACAATCATATAAACATAAATATTCATATAATCTAATCTGATATTTAGATGATAACTGTAAATAAATACTTATATCTATTTCTGACCACTTATTTTTTAAGGATAAAATATAATCTTTTATTTCATAATTTAAAAAAAATTCAATTTCTTTTGTTTCCATATAAACATTTAAAAGTCTACCAATTGGAATAATTTTTTTTATTTGATTATTTTCTATCCATTGTATAGAACCACTAAAATTTATAAAATAATTTTCTATTTCTCTAAATGATATATTTTTTTTATTTCCAAATAAACTTTTTAATTCTCCTAAATTTAAAATAGTTGAATTTTCCATTACATTGTCTAAAACTTCATATATTTTATTTTCGTCAAAAGTTCCATTATAATTATAAACTTTATCATCAAGTATTTCTTTTTTCTTTTTATATATTAAAAGCATAATTAATTTTTGTGTATATATATTTAAATCATATTTAGTCTTTTGCAATAAATTATTACTGATTTTTATTTTAAACTCTTTATTACTCATTTTTAGCCTCCATATTTTTAGTATACATATTATATCATATTGGCAACCAATTTCAATAATAGTTTCTTATTATTCTCCCTTTTTGGTTACCTAAAGTCCCTTTTTGGTTACCTAAAATCCCTTTTTGGTTACTTTTAGTCCCTTTTTAGTTACCTATCTTTTTATCAATCCAGCAATACAACTAAATTTAAACCGTCTCGTCAAGAGTATTTAAAAAGTATTTAAAAAGTATATAAAAAGGTCCATTTGGCAATTGACTTTTTTCTTTTTTGGTTTTAAAAAAATAACTGTATCAACAACAGGATTATAATTTTATAGAATATTTAATTTAGAGGAAGCTAAGAATAAATACAGTAAAAAAAAAATAAAACCCCCGAATTCGAGGGAATTAAATTCTAAGCTTCCTTATTCTTGATTAGTTAAATCATCTGTATTCATATTAGATTCTTTGGTTAGATTATTTTTAATAAGGTCTTGCTGTCTTTGAAAATTTTCTTCTTTTTCTGCTTTAATTCTTGCCATAACTTTTTTAACATCTGTAACCCAAGGATGATTTTCTAATATAGTTTCCAAATCTAATAAGTCCATGGATTTAATACAGTTGTCTATTACTTCACCCTCATTAAAAATCATTGATCTATTAAAAGTAATTCCCGGGTCAATATTTGATCTATAAAATAAATTTAAACAATTAATAAACTTTTCATAAAATAATTTTAGTTGTTTTTCGGTACCATTTGCTTTCATATCCAAAGCAGAATATCGAGATTTAATCACAACATTTGTAACATTTGATTCTCCGGCTAATTTGTCAGGGTCCAATCCTTGTCCTATCTTAAATATATTTTCTTTTAGAAGTTCTAAAATTAATTTTCTAGCTTCAATAGGTATATCTATTTTCATATACTCTATGTCTCCATTTTCATTAGGGATAGCCGCCATTTTATATTTCTTCATATTTTTATTTATTAATTTCATTTCCTCAGAGTCAGCCGCAAAACCTTTTAATTTTGTGATTGCTTCCTGGAATTTATCAATATTATCAACAAGCCCGGTTGATATAGAATTATAAAAATCAATTAAATCCTGAATACCACCTTTTAAATCTGATACTTTATCCCTGTTATTGAATAGAGGTATAAAAGGAATAAAAGGCAAGTTTTTACCTTCAGAACTTATTAATTCACCTCTGAAAAATGTATTATCAACCCAGTGTGTTCTTTCTTCTGTTTTTATTATAGAGTCTTTTTCTAAATATTCTATTTTTACACCTGTTAATGTCCATGTTTCAATTGTAATTATTTTTTCGTTTTTGGGATTTTTATAATATCTAATTACAGCTTCTATATTTTTATTATATTTATCATAAATCGGGATTATTTCGCTATCATGAACAAATATCCAATCCAATTTATTGTTTTCAACATATAAAAATAACCAGGCTCTAGAATCCAAAGAAGCATTTAATAAAGCTTCTTCTAATGTATTAACTATATTTACAACTGTAATTAAATCATTAGTTTTTATTTCTGGTTCTTTTGCCAATAAATAATTTATTTTTTGATTTACTAACAATCTAAAAAAGTTTGTATACAACATTTTATCAACTTTAGTTGTATAAATTTGACCATTATAAAAGCTTGTTATTTCTCCGGCTTGATTTTCTGGATTGTAATTATAATATTTTCTAGCTTTATATCTATATTCTTTTTTATCCTGGTCCTTTTTTATTAATTCTTTTACACTCATAATTTCACCACCTAATTTATTTTTTCATCTCCCATATAAATTGGGAATTCTTTTTTCTTGGCTTCCTCTTTCTTAGCTTCCTTTAATTTTGAAAAGTCAACCAAGTCAACTTCTTCCTCTGTTAAAATAAAAATTGAAATATCTTCTTTTCTTCTTTTTATTATTTCAAATATAATTTTTATTATTTCAGTTAACATTTCCTCTCTCCCCTATCTCGAAAATTCCCCCCTTTTTTATCATTTTTGAATAAATAATAGGGTAGGGGGGACCTGTTTTATTTAATATCTTTAAAAATATTTTTTACTTTAGCCATTATTAATCTATTTCTTAGCTTCCTTTCTAACCAATTCGCAAATTTATCTAATTTTAAAATATAAATTAATCTATCAATTAAACATGATTGGTTTAATAATTCTCTTACTTTTTCGCATTGATATTCTAAAGTTTTATTATAAATATTTTTATAATTATATATTTTTTTATCTATCAAATTTGATAAAGTTATAGGAAGCTCAGAAACTTCTTTTTCTAATTCTTTTAAATATGAATCTGGGCAACCAGTTAATAATTTCAACTCTTCAAATTTTTCTTTAATTTCAAATTCTTCATGTAATAATTCTTTTATCATAATAATTCTCCTATAATCTTAATACACCAAATTTCAATTTATAATTTAATATATGACGTTCCAAAGCATATCTAACACTTGCACAACCGTCCGGCTCGTGCATTTCATGAAAATCATGAATGACATTACCTTCTTTATCTTTTTTAAATTCATAACTCGAAAAGTCATTTGCAATATTTGGTGTTCTCTTTTTATCAATAATAATCCTAGCTCTTCCTCTTAACCACATTATACCATGTGTTAATGAGTCAGGTCCTTTTTTACATTTCCCAATATTTAATCCCAGCATATTTAATTCTGAAATTAAATTTTTATTTGCACTGTCACCAATAATATAGCTACTTCCACATTTATTATATACTGAGGAAGCTAAGAGATTATTCGAAGCACCATATAAATAAACCTCTTCAACAATATAAATACACTCTTTTTTCTTGTTATAATAAACTCCACTATAACAACTTGCGTGAGTAGCTCCAAAGTCGAATCCTCTATCTAATTTTACACACTCTTTTAATTCTTCATCTGTAATTGTTCGATACTCAACAATTCCCTCGGGATTATCAGGTGTCAAAGGTGGATATATTTCTAATCCTTCACCGATCTCTTCCCCAAGATACATATGTTTATAACCACGTGGATTATTTTCTTTCATGTTCTTAGCTTCATTTATAAATACAGTTTTGAGCCATCCAGGATTATATTTTTCAACTTCTAAATATGTTGAGTGATGAACAAATCTATTTTTTATTTTTTTCTTAGCTTCCTTGTTAACCCAGTTATTTTTACTTGCTGGTGGATTATACATATAAAACGCTATTGCTTCATCTGTACCTCTAAATAATGATTGATTAATACTATTGACTTCATCCATGCCGTTAAATTCGCATAATTCTTCAAACAAAGCATATTTGCAATATCCCTTTTTGAATTTTATACTTTTTATTTTTTTGTGGTCTTCCTGATTGGCACAACCTCTAAAAAGAATTGTATTTTCGCCGCACCAGATTTTTAAAGGTGACTTTGTAGTGTGCCATAAATGACCTACCTGTAATAAATCAATAGCCCACATAAGAGTCGAATAAATCGAATCAGGGATTGTATTATGTACTTTTCTTAGTGCTATAGCATGAGTAGTCCTTCCTTCTTTATAATCTTTAGTCATTAAATATATAGTCATTATACAGGCAAAAGCGGACTTTAAAGAGCCACGCCCACCCTTCATTAAATAATGCATAAATCTATCATTTTTAATATGATGATACATTTCATAATAATCATGACCGATACAGTCAGTTAATTTTACTTTAGTTTTAGTTTTTTTCTTTGCTGTTTTTACTGCAATCATTAGAATTCACCTCCGGGATATCATCAATAAATTCAATGTCTGGGGGATTATCTTCATAATTATTATTCTTTTTAAGAATATCCAACTTAGCTTCCTCGATCTTACGTTTCCATTCCTCGGTAAACATATCGAAATGCTTAACCAGATAATCAATTGCCCATTTAGTATCTTTCAATTTAATTTTTATTCCGTCTTTTCCCTGACTAATTTCTTGAATTAAAGAAGTATCAACAAATTTACTGTCCTTTAATTCAACATAACTTTTAATTTGAGTCAAGAACTCTTTTGTTTCCGGGTCTTTTATCGGTCCAAATTCTCCGATAACATATTCCTCTTTTGAACCCCATTCGACAAAATCGCCCAGGTTAGAAAAGGCAATTTTTATTATTTGATCTAAAATGTCGGTTGAATTAGCGAATAATTTTTTATTTTTTTCTCTTTTTAATCGAGTAATTTCTTTTTTTATGCTAACATTTGCTAACATTCTAGAACCGGCTGCATGTGCAGTCCTATACTCGACTTGATAAGCATTTATATACGCCTGAGTGGCATTAAAATTCTCTATATAAAATTGGCAAAATAACTTTTGTTTTTCATTTAATTTATTGTCTTTTTTTGTCATGTCAATACCTCCTTTACTTAAATTATATCATAAAAAAAGAAGTAAGAGCTTTACATAATTTCATAATAATGATAATAAAACAATTTCAAAATCCAAAATCCCATGTTATATCTATTGATGAAAAATAACTGTATATTATATCGTTTCAATAACAATATTAAATTTGCTATATAGCTATTTTTGTTAAATTTTGTCCCATAGGTTCCCGATATTAAATTATCTATGGAATCATTTTCAACCAATAAATACTTTTCCCGGTTTTTTATTTTATCAAATTCTTTATAAAATCTGTCTCTATTATTTTTACCAGGTTTTAAATTGCCCGATAATTCATTTAAAGAATTTTTTCTCTCAATATAAACTTCATATGGAAAACCAAATAATTTAAATGTATAATCCCCAGCATCCAAATGTATTTTTGAAGTTTTTATACTATTTTTCTCGAAAAAATCAGTTATCCAATAATTATTTTTTTCTTGAGTATCTATATTTACTTCTATTTCATTTATAAATTCTTCAAATGTTAATATATCAGAGTTCATTGTTTAATTCCTTTCTATGTCTTTTTTGGATTTCTAACTGTATTAATCTCATTACCTTATACAGTTGTTCGTTATCATACATTTTTATAAATTCGTTTATAAATTGTTTTG